TGTGCGTTCGCGGCCCGGTGCCAGTATGGCGTCAAGCTTGTCAAACCGTTCCTGTGCAGCGGTCATGGGATCGAACGAGCCGAGTGCGCCGAATGCTTGCTCGGCTGCTCCTGTCGCTGCGACACCTGTGCGCTGTACACCTGCGCGTAGTTCTTCAGCCCCGCCCAGTGCACCCGTGGCACCCCGCGAAAGTACATCGCGGAAGATACCAGTCTGCTCTGCTTCTTGCAGGCTAATCGCGCCTGCCGGGTCTGTGCTGATGCCACCAATCCCGGCCAGCTCAATAGCTTCAGGCCGAAATTCGATGTCCATCGCTGCAATCTCTCTTGCATTAGGCATGTTATATCCCCTTACGTTTTGATCAGGTAGTTCATGAACAGTGAAGGCTGCACATTTGCGTGTGCCCCGTCTCCGCCTGTGTTAGCAGCACTGGCTGTGTGGTCGTGCGCGCCTACCGTATCCGTCTGCATCTTAACGGCAGTACCTGAAGCAAGATTGACGCCGGCAGGTAGCGAGAGTCCGTCATGCCCTGCGTAAGAGTCGACGGTGATCACGTGAGTATGTGCCGGGAGGTCTGCTTCAACCAGTGTAACTGTTTCAGTGCCAAGAGTGCCACCCAGCGTGTCAGCGTTAGCATCAACGATTGTGTTGGCAGAAGTACCGCCGAGGTTATCAAGACCGGCTGCTACCCTGCCTCTAAGGTCCGGTGCGTTGAATGATGGACCTGAGCCACCGTACGTGTACCCGATGGCAGAGAACAAGTCTGCGTACGTTGACGTACTCAGTGACGAACCATCACAGTACAGCCAGCCAGTAGGCTCACTATCAATGGCAGTCAGCTTCACGTCACCAGTGGTGTAGTGGAACGCTATCGCGTCACCCATTGCCGAAGTAAGTAAGCCAGAGTCCTGAAGGTCACCTGCCGAGGACAGACTGGCCAAGTTGTTGGGCGTGGCTGGTATCTTCTTGTTCGACTTCGTCGCAGATGCCGCAGCAACAGCGGCGAACTCCGTGTCAAACGGAGCGCCGATGATGTCCGTGTCAACGAGTGACGCCCAGTTCTGAATCTTCGTGTAATTACTCATAGTGAAAGTTTCCCTAACTTAGCGAACAGGTCAATACGATTGATCGCGATCTCTACTCCGGCCACAGATGCTGTGACACCGAACTTCGTAACGCGACCAGACTTGCTGATGTTTTTCGCTACTTCCTTGAAAGATAATCCGGCAGCCCATACGTCTTGGCCCCAGACTGCCGTGCCCCACTGCGCGCCCGCTGACTCCGGTATCGCGAGGGTTGTGGCGTTGAACACCGGGTTGTAATCTACAGCCCACTTGAACGTCAGTGTAGTTCCGGCCCCGCCGAACAAGTATATCTTGACTCGCTTCAGTATCTTCAGGTTCGATCCAATCTCACGTGCCTCTGAAGAGAAGTCTCCCCATGGGCCTTCGTAATCAAACACGATGTTGTCACCGCCGCCGCCATCGGCAGGCACATTGTCCAGCTCGCCTGTATACTGTAACGTCTGTCCTGAGTCAACCTCCGTGAATATGAAGCTACCGTTTCTGTCCTTGGTCAGTGCTCTCCACGTACCGGGCCACTCAGTAACTCTGAACCCGCCGTTATCAAGCTTCTGTCTCAGGTCGAATACCAGTACAGTAGTGTCGAACGATACCAAGTACATCCCAAGTTCAGGAACGTACGCTGACTTCATGATCTCGTCTGTGGACGTACCGATCAGTCCTACAACGTAATCGCGTACGTGTGGTGCCGCGTCGTTCGACGGCATGGACTTCTCTTGTATGACTCGTCCCAGTGTACGCACACCATCAGGTGAAATCCATGCAAGGTCACGCCCTATGTTCTGTACCGTGTCACGTGAAGCGCAACCAGTTCCCTCGATGCCCTCTACCTTAGCAAAGGTACTGAACTCACTGGCCGGGTCTTCCGGGCCTGCATAAATGATGATGGACTCTTTGCCGAAGATCACGAGGTGACCGTTAAACTCTGCGAGTGCAACCGGTACATCAACACCACCGGGCCACACGTTGTTCAGCAGTGTGCTGCCGGCAGTACCTCCAGTCCAGTTACCTTCCAGTAACAGGTCACTGTAGTACAGCGTGTCATTGTCCAGTACCCAGAGCCTGCCCCATGCAGCGAGGACAGTTACACCATTCGGGACGGTGCCGGTACCTGTAGGCAAATCAACGAACGTACCGGCCACAGCAGACAACAGTATGGGAGCGTGACCTACCTGCCAGCCTACGCACTTGCCGTTGAAGTTCTGGAACTTCCAGTTGTCAGCGGTAGGAGTAGTGATGCTGCCAGAAATGTCCGTGAACACTCCGCCGGCTCCTGTCTGCTTGTATATCTTGTTGCCCTGCGCGACGATGCGTAACTCACTGCCGTTGTTGTCCTGATAAACGAACTGAGTTACAATGTCGGTTCCTGTCAGCGTATTGGTTGACTGTTCGCGTGAGCCTTTACGCTTCGCGAGTCTACCTACCTCGTCGATAACAAGATGGTCAGCACGTGTAGCCCAGCCCGGAGGCAGTACATCGCCTGACTGCTGTTTGTTCAGCCCGAGGAAGCCCGGTGCTGCTGTTGATAACGGGATAAGCTGTGCCATAATTACTCCTCAAACCATACCGATTCATCCTCGTACCGTGATGCGTCAATCGCAACAGCGGAGGCGAGAGTTTCGACGAAGGTGCCCTGAAGGATTTGCAAGCTGGCTCCAGCGTCATCACCACGTTCGTCAATGGCGAGCAAGAACGCGCGCAGTATAATAGGAATCCATGGTACCGGTGTCGTGTCAGTGTCTGCGTCAAGGTGTGACTTCACCACCAAGTTGACATTCACAGATAGTGTAGCGTTCGGTATCGGAAACAAGTTGATGATCGCGTCACCTTGATTGTCCATCCCGTTCACGTCGTAGTACTCAGGGTCACCCGTCTGCGGGTTGTTCGTGAGTAGCATCCTGTTCATCCAAGCGTAGCTGATAGCCTTGCGCAACGTGTAGTCCTTTGTGTCCTCGTACACCTGAAGGATACGGAAGCCAGTACCAGCGCCCGTTAGTGAGTACTCGAACTTGGTGTCCACGACTGGTAGTGCGATGGTCTCACGTAACTGTATCCAGTCCGTAGCGTCTTCGACTTCGTCAACGGCCTGTTTCACAAACTGTGCTATCAGAGTTACGTACGCGGTGGCTGCTGTGGAAGTAACCTCGTCCTCACGCAAGCGTACAAGTACTTTGTTTGTCAAGCTTAGTAATGTTTCCATGTGTGCCTCGCGTTCTTATTTGTACCCAAAAGCTATAATCTTTCCACCAGTCAGCGCCACGTGGGAATCCCCACCAATGGAGATAGCATTATAGGCCGCATCATCGGTTACTTCACCAGCAAATGTTGCAATATTAGGCCGTGTAAGAGCATTAGTTGACCCCGTACCAGTAACAATCATTGCTTCAGCAGTACTTTGCGGGTTGTACACCTGTATTTTCAAATACGCCCTCGCCGTAGAGAGGGTGTTGTGCATCCTTACACCTGTTAGAATTGTATTGTTGTCCGTACCAGCGCCCCCGCCTGTATTGATTGTGAAATTATAATCGTATTTATTAGTAGTCTTCCAAGTAGCTCCACCATCAGCAGAGAACCTGAGAGTTACATAATCATCAAGTGGTGCTCGTATCCCAGTTAGGATGAATTCGATCATGTGGTATTCAGGGGCGTTCGACCAAGCAAGGGTAAGGTTACCGCCTGACCAAGTTGATGTGCCAACACTCTCCATTAAGCTGCCACCACCACCCGCCATCTTTGCGCCCCACTTAACGCCGGTTGTCTCGTTAGAGTCAGCTTCTATTACTTGCTCGTTTGCCCCTACACCAAAGTCAACCCACGCGCTTCCGTTGCCTACAATAAGGCGGCCCTTCGTTGGTGCCAATAATGCGATGTCAGTCAGCTCGTCGTCTAGCGGCTGGTAAAGTACATCTGCACTAGCCTCGTCGAGTACTGAAATCCAAACAGAACCTGTGTAGATGCGCAGCCCCGGTATTGTGGTGTTCCAGTACAGAGCGCCAGTAAGCAGTGCGTCACCGTCGTTGTCCAGTGTAGGGTCGGATGCCTTAGCGCCGAGATACCTGTCATCGAAGTCGTCGTATATTCCTGCTACTGTTACAACGTCTGCGGCTGTGTCCGCTGCGTCGGCGGCTGTGGCCGCTGCGTCTGCGTCTGTGGCCACTGCGTCGGCGGCTGTTGCTGAAGCATCTGCGGCCGTGGCCGTTGCGTCTGCGTCAGCAAGTCCTTCACTTACCAGAGCTGCCGCTTCGGCAGACTCCGCAAGTCCTTGTGCTGTTACTGCACCATCCTCCGCTGTCTGTGAGTCAGCCACGTTAACAGCCGCTGCTGCTTGGCTTACCGCTGCCGCTGCTGCTGCTGCTTCAGCTGCCGCTATTGCTGCCTCTAAATCTGCCTCTGTTGGGTATATGATACCACCCTCAACTCCACCACTGCCACGGAATGTTGTCACACGTCACCTCATTTGAACTTGAACCATACTGTGATGCCGGTCACGATTGCACCGCCAATCATTAACAACATACCCCACGCCCC